CGCTAGAACCTATGGCCGGTTCAAATTTCAGCGGCACAAAGTCATTGCGCTCAAGCCAATCTTTCGCTTCATCCACAGTGAATAAATCAGCGTCAAATCGGATTGACTCAATTTCAACACCGCCGTCAGGCAGTATTCCATAAACGAAATCAACACCTTGGCCGCCTTCGTCGTTTACGCGACTAAAGCTGTCGTATTTTGCCGGATCTTTAATCCGCGCCGCGTGTTCGCCTTCATACGGCATCAGGCGTCCCCGCAGGCTGGCTTCCAATCGGCACAGTCGCACCTTGGATCATCAGACTGCCACCTTCAGGCATAGGCGGCAGGTTCTCAATATCGCGCACCTCATTCGGCGTGCGGATACCGTTTTGGATCGACGTTGCGTGCGCTTCCATGCGGGTCTTAAAGTCACCGCGCAGCAGGCCATCAACATTGAACTCGGCATAGCGATTGCCGCCACGGCCAAATAGCTTCAGGTTCAACTCAGCCTCAAACTGTTCAATCCAGCGTTTGATGGTGTGTTTGACGAAATGCAAATCCTGCTGCTCAGTGTTGCTGAACGTGCCATGCGTCAAATCCTGCAAGAATACAGGCGGCAGGCTGTAAATGCGTGCGATCTGCTCAATGCTGAAACGCTGCAACTCCAAAAGCTGCATTTGCTCTGGGTTAAAGCCAATCGACTTCAATTCATGGCCCATTGGCAGCGCCATAACGCTGCGACCCTGCGTGCCAAGTTTTGCCATCGTCTTTGCAACGTCATCAGACGCACGCACAGCCGTTGCTGCGCTCTGGAACGGCCCTTGCAGCACAGCAGGCGGAATGCCGCCACTCTGGAACGCTTTTGCACCGTAACGGCTGGCCGCAATCGCCATGCCAATGGCGTCTTTGTTGGTCATAATCGGCCCGCGCACGTCCAGACCGTTGCTTTTCAGCATGAACGGAATGTCGATGACCTCGCTGGCCTCGTATTGCGTCAGGTTGTAACGGTAGATTTTGCGGCCATTTCCAAGGCGTTCAACGCGCAATTTAGCCGGATCAAGCGGCCAAAGGTTGGTAATTGTGCCGTTTTGCGACCGTTCAATGTAGGTTACAGCGCGGCCACCAGTGAAAACTTGTTCAAATGTGTATTTCAGCCACTCAAACGATGACATGCCGTCGTTCGCAAACTGATTAAGGATCGGCGCAACGCCGTTATCAACCCGTGCGCGGCCATCGCGGGTCTTACGATATACATGCAGAGGAAGGCCAGCCAATGTGCCGGAAAGAAAATTAACGGCAGACCAGACAGCAGGAACGCCAAGAGCGTTATCAATCGTAACAGTGACACCGGCAGATGATACAGGATCACCCCAGCCCATTGTCTGTAGGAAATCCGTTGCCGACACTGGTGCCGTTGGATTTTCAAGATTTCGCTCTTCCTTTTTGCGGAAGAAATCAAAGACAGCCATTTCTACACCACGCGCATGGTTTCGCAGATCATAGCGCATTATGCGCTAATTGAAAAGGCTGGGTCTTCCCACGGGCTAACAGCCACTGCAGTATCTTCATGTGCAGCCGCTCCAAGCGCCATAGCAAGCGCAACCAGTCCGTCAATCTTACCAACCGATTTCATTTTGTTTAGCTTCCTATTGCCTGCCGGGTCACGTTCAGCAACAGCATTGGCCGCACACATGTTCATAACAGGATGGCCGCCGTGGCGCAATTTTCTTTCAGCAACCAGCCGCTCCAGCTTATCAACCGCCGGGGCCATGTCTTTGAAACCCTGACCAAAAGGGGCCATCGGAATGCTTGCGCCAATCGCATCAAGTTCACGCTGGAAGTCGTTAATCCGCCAGCGGTCATAAGCCAGAAGCTGGATGTTGTAACGCTCTGACGCTTCGGCCACATGCCTCGCCACCATTGCAGGCACGATCACAGGCCCGTCAATCAAAGTCAGAAAACCCTGCTCCGCCCACAAATCATATGGCACCTTTTCTGCGCGCGCTTTTTCCCGAATGCCATCGGCGGGTAAAAAGAAATGCGGCACCACACTCCAATGGTCGCCATCAGGAAACACCATCACAAAGGCGGTCAAATCTCGGCTGGCAGACAAGTCAAGGCCAGCCCAGCACGGCGCGCCGTCAGCGACCTCCGGTTCAGCCTTGTTGGCTTCCCATTCAGTGCGGTTCAAGAACGGGCTAGTGGCCTCAATGCGCTGGTTAAGATACAGCCAGCGGAAACTGTTTTCTTTTGCTGGCAAGCGCGCAGCCTGCTTTGCAAAGTCTTCAATATCTTTGACACTGCGAAACTCACCCAGCGCCGGGTTGGCAGCCTTCCACGCGGCGCGATCCATCACGTCGCAATCTTCTGGCGCGGTGTAAACATGGCTGACAATGCGTTTGTCTTTCGCGTTTGCAGCATCGTCTAGCCAGATGCTAAACAGATCGCCGTCTGTGGCAGCCTGCGTGCTGATCGCAATCAGAAGCGGATCGTCGTGCGCACCCTGCGCAGTTTCAATCGCCTCAATGAAAGCATCCTGCTGGCCGCGCACCTGACCGACCTCATCCAAGATCGCCAAGACCGGCGACAGGCCGTGCGCAGTCCCGGCTTCTGCCGAGATGGCCTTGTATTCAACATTCATCGGCAGGCCGACCAGCGACTTCTGCGATGGCACGATGCGGATGATCTTGCTTAACTGCGGCGACAGGCGAACCATCTTTTCAGCCAGCTTGAACACCAGTGATGCCTGATCTCGGCTGCGTGCGCCGCTGATGATCTGACTGTTCTGACGCGCTTCCGGCCCGACGATGTGGGCAAGCAGGATGCCAGCAATCAGCGCAGATTTGCCATTCTTTCGGCCAACGCTCAGGTAGGCACGGCTGGTGCCAACAGGGTTGTCGTAAATATCCAAGATGAACTTGCGCTGAAATTTCATCAGCTTTATCGGCTGGCCAACGTGCTTGCCTTCTGGCACCGGGCAGAAGCGTTCAATAAACGCACATATTTTTTCGCCGCGTGTCATGCAGCCTCAGTTTGCGGCTTCATATCTTCATATGCTTTGCCGCTGGCTTCATGTATTGCCTTTTCTCCTGTGAAGTCTTGCCAGCGTTTGATGATTACGTCGCAGTATTTTGGATCAAGTTCCATCACGCAACAGTTGCGACCAGTCTGCTCCGCACCAATTAAGGTTGATCCAGAACCTCCAAATAAATCTAATACATTCAAAAGTTTTACGTGATTACCAAATGCACGAACCGACAACTCAACAGGCTTTTGAGTCGGGTGAACATATTTACTATCTTTTTTGATCGACCACAGATCGCTTTCGTTTTTTATTACCTCATCTATTTTGCCATTAAACAAGCAAAACTCGTGTTGGTGCCTGTAACCAACCCCCATGCCAAAAACATTTTTAGCCCAAACAATACACGACTTATATTCCAGCTTTCCTTGAAGAATGCCGTAAAAGTCCCAGTTGCACCAAATGTAGTATGCCTTCGGGTTTACAGCTTTAATAGTAGCGATAGTTCCATCAATAAAGTCTGCAAAATCCGCATCTGACAAGTTGTCGTTTTTAATCACGTCATGCTTGCCGCTGCGCCCATTAAACGCAACATTGTATGGTGGGTCGGTAAAAACCAAGTCAACCTTTTTGCCATTCATCAGCTTTTCAACAGCGTCGATGCTAGTGCTGTCGCCACACATTAAACGATGCCTTCCAAGCAACCAAACATCGCCTTCGACCGTTGCTGGCTGCTCTGGTGCTTCTGGCACTTCGTCTTCGTCCGTCAAGCCTTCCGTAACTTCTTGTCCTTGCAAAAGCGCAACCAACTCATCTTGGCTAAACCCCATCAACTCGCCAAAATCACCAGCCAAATCTTCCAACTCAACGCGCAAAGCATCTTCATCCCAGCCAGCGTTTAGCGCCAGCTTGTTGTCGGCAATAACCAGCGCGCGTCGCTTTCTGTCATCAAGACCATCGACAACAATGGCAGGCACCTTTTCCATCTTCAGTTTGCGCGCCGCCAAAAGCCTGCCGTGTCCTGCGATCAGGTTGTTAGCCTCATCAACCAAGACAGGATTGGTAAAGCCAAACTCTCGAATTGACGCAGCAAGCTGTGCAACCTGCTCATCGCTGTGCGTTCGGCTGTTCAAAGCGTAAGGGATCAGGTCTTCGACTTTTGCGACCTTGTGCTTGTAAAATTCCATCAGTTTTTCCTGTCTGGCATTGCGATCAAATCATCACCAGCTAGAAAACCCATAATTCCCCGGCTTTCATTTGCGGCCTTCGCAGTGGCGTTCAATGTTCGCGGGTCAGAAGCCTGCTGGTTTAATGACATTGACCTTATTACGGAAAGCTGACGCCTTTCAAGTGTATCAATCACGGAAATCAAAGGATTTGGAATTAGCGTGCCGCGCTTGTTTTGAATTAGAACGCCTGATCGGTCCAGCGTTTCTTGGTGCTTACGAATGTCGGCTTCCATGCGAACAACCTTTGCCAAAAGCAGCAGGTCCATGTCTCGCCAGTCTTCCCTCGCGCGCGCGCGCGTGAACTGCTCCCAGATAAGCAATTCTTCATCGCTGCGCAATATCACACCTTCCGGGATTGGAACGCTTTGCATTGCCCCGCTGAAACCTTCGACGGCTGCTGTAACACTATTTTTATCGCTTCTTGTCTTCTGGCTCATATTTTTTCCCCGCGTTTTTTCGTAAACGCACAAAATGTAGGTTACGCGCGCCGGTCAACCGTCAGCGGCCCTAGAGATTAAACCACCCCCCGCCGTCACTCGTTCTTCAGCAAGAGGATGTCCATTTGTATTGTGACGTTTCCTGTGCCATTCGAAACCTTGCCCAACAACCCAACGTCAGTCAGCTCCTCAAACGCCAGCGGCATGGTGAACGTGTCAACCAAGGTGTTCGCAACGCCGATCCATTCAGCAACTCGCTTCACAGGTTTGTATGGCGCAGCAGTCTGCAACACTCCGCTGCGCGACAGCATCAGAATATCAACCAGCTTGGCACCTTCAACCGCAATGCTGATGCCTTCAATAAACCCAGTGTATGTGCGTGGGATTGTATAGCTGCCGATGCTTGTGTTGGATACTGGGAAACCATTGACAGGAATGGTGGCCCAGTCAGTTCCACCCGCTGCATTCTCAATCACGATGTCGCCAACGTGCGACCCTGCAGACTGTGTGCCATACGTTCCACTGTCAACGACTTCAGCATTGAACAGGCGAATGAATGTTGCAGACGTTGCAGCAGATGCCGACGCGCCAGCAGTCGCCAGCGTTTCAGATACCATGTCACCGTCTGCATTCATGCCTGTGAGGCGCAAAGAGCGCGCACCAGCGCCCGCTGCAGTGTCGGCAGCGTTACCACCAGCCTTGATGCGCAACGCCGTTGCAGCGCCAGCCTGTGGCGTCCTGTAGACAAGGTTATCAGTAATCGGAACGAAAGACGTTCCGACATTCGCCAAACCATAACGATGCGTGACCGTTGCGTTCAGAATATTGCCGCGCGATACCTGCACGCCCCAATCAAGTTTATTCTTAAATAGCTGATCCATCATTTTGCTCCCGGATGGTTGGCATCCACTGGCCAGCCGTCAGCGCCCATCTCAACGCTGTATCCTCTGGCTTCAACTGATTGCGCATCGCTGTCGTGATGCCGTTTACACAGCGACTGCAGATTATCCAAACAAAAGAACAAATCAATGTCACCCTTATGCGGCTTGATGTGGTGAACGACTGCAGACCTATCGCCAGCACGGCCACGCTTCAGTATCACGCCGCAGCCTTTGTGCTGACACCTGAAGCCGTCACGCAACAAAGCCTGCTCACGCAATATGCGCCACTGCTTGGTGCTATACAGCTTTCTGTATTCAGCAGCCTCCGCCGTGCGCCATTCGTCTTTCATCAGTTCAGCCTCTGTTTCGCACCGTGTTCCTCGGCCAGCATCCGCAGCGCGATTGCCATGCCGGTCATAATCTCGCCAGCCTCGTAGCCTTCATCAATGCCGTCGATGGCGACCTCATAAAACACCGCAACGATGTCTTCCAACTCGTCGGCATCATACTGCGCTGGGTTAATCAAAATATCCATAACGCCATCTTACATCAAAAAAAGGCCCGCGCACATAGCGCAGGCCAGTAGATGCGGAGTGCAAGGAACAGGGAGGAAACCTTGCACGGTCAGTCTACACTCAATTCTGCAGCCAATGCAACATATGCCGCAGCATCAATGTAGCCGTCATCGGTTGGCTTAGGCCCAACAAGGCGCGCCAGCTTCAGCCACGCCATGCACAATGCAACCTGTTCCGATGTGACCGACGCATCCAGCAAGATCGACCAGCCATCTGCAATGCGCTGGAAGTTCTCCTGTGCTGACCCGTATGCCTCAGTGC